CCGGTGTCCAATAACAAATTGTCTAATGACAAATAATCCCTATACCATAAAAATGGTAAAACCATCTCACCACCAGTAGACTGGCTGGGATCTAACATCACATGTTGTCTTTGAGACATACGACACGTAACTGCATCATCAGAAACAGTATTTTCATAGTAATCATCATCGAGAGCCAATGGATTCCAAGAAACCATCGCTCGACCATAATAAAAAGAATTACCATTCATCATAATCTTAATATGCATATTGCCTCGCAACAATTTAAAATTATTGATTCTGTTACAAACACGAGAATTCGATAAAAAAGAGGTCCACGGATATTGAACGGACGACAAAACTGTAGTCGTAGACCATTGTAAAGTCGCAAGTAAAACAGGTCTTGCGAAAAATTCCGTCAACTCTACTTTATCACCTTTCAAACTAGAAACCCCCAATTGTCCCAAACTAGTTGGGACTTTATATTGCATTTCATTCTCATCTTGGAAGTCTACATTCTCTTCCTTCCCAGATTGAGGTGAAATTTTACATGTAATTATGTATTGTGTATTATATATATGTATTTTTTGTATTTTATGTATTTTTTCAGCGGTCCAATAAACCCATATCTCAGAGCGAACCAACTCTAAGTGGGGGGGGATTGTATACTGAGTTCCCCAGTTGAGGTTGTAGTATGAGATAAATCCGCCTTAAATCCCACACACAAATAATTATCCTGCCACTCAACCAACCTCTCTTCATAAGTTGAGCTAACAGTTTTCATGCATATTCCCCGCATGATAGGGCATTCTATCTTTGAGCACACCTTCTTTAATTGCTTCGATCTCAATTCATACAAGCGCCTGCCATGAAAGAAGAATTCCATCATAGATGACCGCAAATTGCTAGCCAACACACCCTCCATAGTGTTAGGACTAACAGGTTTAAGTACACAACATAATCTCTTAAAGATCGACTTTTCGTTCAAAGGACAAGTATACATACCAAGTTCTGGATGCCATTTAAAAGACCTCTTCAAGAACTCAACGTCTTTTATAGCATAAAATTTTGGAGGAGTTTTAACCTTATCGAAGGCGGTCAACACATAACCATACTCTCCCAAAACAACTCCAACAATTCGATTATTATAGCGATGAACACTTCTTGAAACACTACCCAGTAAATCATCACCATAAACATACAATATGACACCAGATCTAAAATCCAAAACTTGTCTAGAAAACCATCCTTGAACAATG